CCGGGACGAACGCCGTGGCAAACTCGGTGATACCCTCGATAGCCCCGCCGACGAAGGTTTCACTACGGCCTAGACCGAGGTTTCGCGCAATGTCGTAGTCAACACCGGGGATGATGTTGCCGAGTTCACCGATACCTTCCACGGCTCCTGCGAGACCTCGGGGGACAGCCGCCGCGATATCCTTGGCATAGTCAAAGAATCCGAAGTCTTCGTCTTCCTTCTTTCGATCCTCCATAGGCTTCAGCCCAGACGGCGCGGATATAGGTTCTTCTGCGGTATCCCAGAAGGATTCGTCGTATGCCATATTTAGTTAATTCCTAAGTGTCGCCGTTGGAGCTGCACAATTAGATGCACTGAGTGATCTTCTTTACCGCTCTTTCCGTCATACATAATCGGGATGTCTAACGCCTCCATAAGCTTCCACATCTTCGTGGCTTTTGTAGCATCGGTAGTTACCTGGCTGCCTACGGGTCCGGTCAGAGTGGCATCGTACTCGCCCATCCAAGTCTCCAGTTGAGTTTGATCTAAGTTCAATCTCATCTGTCCGAGGTCAATATCGGAAGGAGCTAGGCCTTTGCCTTCAGAGGCTCCGAGCGCAGCCTCAAGACCTTGCATGGCTATCTGCTCTGCGGGAAGACCTTTGAACGCCCAGGTAGCCCTGAGGTGGGAGACAACAGCTTCCCTAGTAGCGGGGATACGCCCCCCTGAGTATCTACCTGGGAAGTTAAACCTTTCAACTACGTTTTGATCACCACCATGTCGTAGTTCAACGAAGGGCTCTCCAAGAATATATTCTTGAACTCGACCAGCTACGTTCGTGATCTCACCAGTAACAAGGAACTCAGTCAGGGCTTCAATGGCCCCATCGGCATAGTCGGAGTGTTCTTCAGCAAACTGGCGCTGCTCTTGGAGCAGTTCCTGGTTAACCCTTGGAGAGATTAAGGCCTCACCGGCCTCATGGACAGACTGCATCATATCTACGCTGTCCCAACGACCCATAGCGGACCCAGTCTCAAAGGCTTCCTCTGTGCCTAATAGACTGTCTTCATCTCTTCCGACAATAGAGGCCAAAGTCCCGCCTGACGCTGCAACCTCGGCTTCCCGCAATGATCTCTTAGTCTCTTTGAGAGCCTCGTCCATGAGGTCTTCAAACCTGTCAGATAAGAGGTCAGCTACTTTGCTGTTAATTTCTTCTACGGATATATCAGGATCTGCTAAGACTTCGGTTGTCACCTCATCAACAGCGGTGCGCCATGTCTGTTCGACCTGAACTTCGTATCTACCCAACTCTTTTCGAGCTTGGTCTGAGTCGAAGTCTGCGGGGAAATCAGGGGCAAGTTTATCAGCAGCAGAACGAAACCTATTATAAGTGTGTGCTACCTCGCGTGATGCACCTACAACGGCTGCGGAGTTGGACGAACGCATCACCAAAGAAGAGGCTTGGTCTGTTTTGAACTGTTGAGATAAAGAACTTGCTCCTGTATTGCTCCATTCCTGCATGAGTGCTTCCCATGCAGTAGGATCGTTGCGAGTGGCCTCCGCTGCCGCATCAAATATCACCTTCTTTGCTGCAAGTTCGTTTGTAAGTTTGGTGCGGATGGCCTCTGGATAATTATTAAGATCGCCAGTCGTGTTCTGGACGTATAACTTCCAAGTGGTGTCCTGTTCGCGTTTAAGCTTGGGTGTCTTCAGGTTCCTCTCATTCTTCTCGTTGAAGCTGGTGAAGTCCCCTCTGCTTATCTCGCCGTCTGTCAAGGCTTCTGTCAGCATACCTTCAGGGATAATCCCGCCCCCGTTCAAGAGGTTGGTGAACCGTATGTATGCGTCCTCGTTTGTCTCCACATCCTTTGAGATAGCTGCCTCGTTGTGCCTTAATATCTCACTCTCTGCGGCAGACCTTAGGAGACCCTCCTCTTCAAAGGCAGCATAGATAGCCTCCTTGGTCTCATCATCCAAGGGAGTACCAGCGGGGTTCTGGTTGATAAAGCCTGAAGCCACATCTTCAGCCTTCATAGACGCTATACGGTTTTTCTCAAAGTAATCCGTGCTGTCCTTAGCCCTGTTCTGCTCCGCTTTCCGCTCAATGTCATCCCGAAGCGTTATAAGCCTCGCGTGAGCTTTCGTCCCCGGAGCGGCTAGGGCCCTCCCTCCAGCACCAAACATCTCTTCTGCTTTATCTAAGAGAGCCAGGGCTTCGTCGCCATCCTTGTCATCCGCAACTAACTCAAGAGCAGCTCTCTCTAAAGCCGCAAACATGATCTCCTGCGGGTCTTTGCCGCCAGTTGCCTTGTAGGTCTCCAGTTGCGCTTGGGTTTGAGCCATGATTGTCGCAATCTCCCTGTTGCTTAACAGGCCATCTGCGAAAGCTGACGTATATTCCTTAGTAAGACCTACCGTGATGTTCTCAATGTTCTCGCCCTCTACACGCTCCTGACGAGCCTCAAGGGTCTTCTTACGGAGGTGGTCAATCTGCGGGTCTATGACAGCCGCAGCACCACGCTGGATGTAGAAGCCTTCAAACCCCTCCATCAACTCCTGACGCAAATCAGAGAGCCTTGCGTTGATATCAGGGTCTCCAGCGGGGTCCGTTAGTTCACCCTCCATTTCCCCGTAGCGGCTAATAAGTGTGTCCTGAGCAACCTCTCCAAGACGCTTCCCAAGGTTCAACTTAGCGGCAATATAGTAATCCGGGCGAGAAGCCACGTTCCCCTGGAACTGCGGGTGAGCCTTCAGTTCCTCAGGGGTCATCGTGGCGACAGCCTTCAGTTCCTCGACAGACATCTCATTGACATCCATCTCAGCTTGAGCCGAAGCTTCCTGGGCCATGTTCTCCTTCTCGAAGGACAGGTAGTTACCTAAGGACTGCGAGAACGGCGCTAGAGCCCCAGCCAACTTCAACATACTGTTCGACTGCCTCGGGGCAATCGCATTGGTCCGATAGTAAGTATCGACCGGTTGAGCTGCGGGTGTTACCGAGGCTCCGGGGAGATTCAGTTGGACGGGCTTGCGTCTCACCGGCTTCTGTCGGTACGGAAAGGGTTGTTGCGGCATTAGGAGAGGTAGTAGGGCTGGAGGGTATACCCGCTGCCGTCAGGGTTCATAACGGGTGTGCTAAACTTACGCTTGGCATCCATGTACCCCGCGCCAATCCTCAAGGCTGCCCCGAGGTAATCGGGTTTCTCCTGAGGCTTCGGAAGCATCGCTAGGACACGGCCCTGCTGCTGGCTTCTGATAGCCTTCTTCTGGTCCTCAAAGGAAGACTCACGGAAGTCCTGGGACCGGGAGCGTCCGTAGGTGTACTCGAACTGACGGCGCTCAAAGTCTTGCAGCAAGGCATCCGTGGATGACCCTGCGACACCGGCTTCACCGGCAGAGACCCGTGCAGTACCCATAGCTTCTCGGGCAGCTCGGGAGGCATTCATAATGTCCAGAGCGGCAGCCTCACGTTCCTGATAGGTTCTCGTTCCGAGACCTTGGTATTGATCGACGGCTGCTTGATCCGCGATCTCCTTGTTCTGGTCGTACATCTGCTGCTGGTACTGAGCCTGTGCAGAAGCTGCTTGCTGTTGACCGATGACCGCTGCGATGGACTGAGCCGTTGAGATAGCTGTCATCACCTGGGTCATGGTGATCTGCGCTGCTACTTGAGCTACGGGAGGTCCGATGACCCCCGGTACTGCCGCTGCTACTGCGGGTGCAAAACACATAGTTTAGCGAACTCCAAAAAGGGTGGTTGACGAGTGATGAATGACATACCCAGCCATTTCAGCCAGCGGATATGCAGTTGGTTGTCTTCGTGGACAACATTGGTCAGCAGGTCATAGTCCTGACCGACTTCCTCAAGCCACTTGCGTGACTCCCTGAGGAATTGAATCTTGATGGTCTCGATCTCCGGTGTACCTAGCAGCCATATCGAGCCCACAGACGGCTCCTGCGAGAGTCTGCCAGCACCAAAGATAGCTGCCGGTTCCTCATCGACCCAGACCGTATAACACTTCTCAGAGCTTCTCACGCAGTACAGCAGGGCCTTAAAGACATCCGTCTGTCCGTGAGCCCGAAGCTCCAACAGGTCGGCCTCACGAAGCCTTGGGGACATCTTGATGATGTCCGACAGTTCCGTGATCTCGACTATCCCATGCGGCTGCTTCTTGGGTTGTAACTTGCTTCCCACTCTGCTGCTAGTAATCGGCTAGGTAGCGGTGAATCATTCTCGATTTCAATCGTGATGTCATCATGCTTACCCATTAGAGGAAAGTCGAACTTGCCAGACTCGATAGACGGTGCGCCTATCAGGTTACTACCGGCCCCGAGGATTCTCCCGGTGAACGGGTACTCATAGGCCGTCTGATACTTAGGGGTCACCTTGACGTTGAAGAACCCAGAGTCCTCATACAGGAGAGACCCGTACCTAAGCTGATAGCGACCCCCCATGACCACCGCCATACCACCGCGCTGTGACGGTTGCTGTAGGTGGATCTCAGAGAACTTGTAGAGACTGGTGTACTTCTCACCGATCCACACAGGAGCCGATGAGAGATCCCCTGTGACCACCAGAGTGTTCGTGGTGGTCGAGGTGATGTTGTACATGATCCCCGCTTCAACCGACGAGGTCGCCCTAGAGACAACCTGCATGGTCGCCCCGGAGGAGATGTTGTACGGCAGGGTGATCGTGGTCTTGCCGGTAGCCGCTGAGTAAACCCTAGAGGTACACTGGGTCTCCTTGATCCTGCGGTCCAGAGCAATCTTAAAGGTACTGTCGGTATCTACCTGACCCGGAGCGAAGTCCAAGGTCTCTATGAAGAGTCCCTCGGTTCTCTGGACCAGGATGTACAGTGTGGAATCTATGAAGTCGATGTTCTTGATGTCCGCATCTGACCCGAAGGTGAACTTGAACCAGCTCGACTGGACCCGCTCACCACCATTGGTGAAATACTTATAGACCCACAGTGTTGATGTGCTGCCAGACGCTTGGATGACCAGAACATCCTCTTTGGTACTTGAGGCCATCTTTACGATGGAACCGGTTATGTAAGTAGGAACCGTTGCCGAGACTTCGGTTGCCTCAAAACTCAAACGCTGGCTGGACACATCCCGGTACTCTCGGATACCGGCATAAGACCCTCGGGTCGTAGCGAAGAAGATCGAGTCACCGGTAGCTTCTGGAGCCACATCCCGGTCATTCTCGAACTCGGTTGATGGGGTGATACTGACAGTTTTAGGTGTCAGTAGACCTTCGGACCTCAGGACGAACTGGGTCTGATCGGAGAACAGCACCAGGACTTCCACATAGGGAACCGCGTGTCGTAACACGGCAACCTTCGTGTGAGCTGCGGTGATGTCGATGACAGCCGAATCAAGCAGCGAGGTAATCGTGGTTCGGAAGAAGTTGAAGAACTCCCCGGCCTCACTAAGGATCACCTTCTCTCCCGCAAGGAACCCTAGTCGGTTCTTGAAGAAGAAGATGTCATTGATCTGCTCACCGACAGTCTCCTCAATAAACGAGGGATTTGGGTTGGTGGTCAGGCTACCAGTTTGCCGGTCGCCCCACCCAGGGCGGGTGTAAGTGACAGTATCAAGTACATATGTACCACCGTCAGCCGGGGCAAACTGGAAGTTACCGTTAGCCTGTCGGATTAACAGATGAGGCATGGTATCGGGCTCTATCTGATACTTAATCCCAGGCTCTACGGTCTCCTCCCAGGTTCCGTTGGCAAAGCCAGACCCAGCGTCAGCTATGAACTTCACAAAGTAGTCATCGACACCGGACTCGGGGTCACCCGCAATCTTCGTAACGAAGTCATGCGGGGCAACCAGCGGGAGGTCCGTGAATAACTGAGCGGTGTCCTTAACCAGCGTGGCATTACCGTTGCCGACAGAGTCCTCTAGGGTGATGGTGAAGGCTTCGGTAGTATCGGTACGCTTAATCAGCAGGGTGGACCCAGAGACCTCTAAGGACCAGCCGTTGCCAGAAGACAACACCGCAAGGCTGCCAGATACCGTGAGACCGTCAGAGCCATCCGCTGTTGTCCCGTCTAGACCGTCTTTGAGATCAGAAGAAATCGAAGATGTCTGAATGTCGGCTTTGGTGTCATCTGCGGTTGTCTTGGTTACCGTCAGAGAAGCCCCGCCATAGGTCACCTTGACGGTGTACTTGGTGGCATAGTTACCCTGGACAATCGTGACTAACGCCTGGTTACCGGGGTCAGTCGTGGTGGCTGACTTCATTGCCGGGGTCTTCTTCCGGTTCACAATGATCGTGTAGTCGTTGATCGTGAGAACCTTTAGATCCTTGGTGGGATCATCACAGTTGAGGTAGGCCAGGTTGGCGGCTGACGCTGCACTACTCCCGTCTGGTCCCTTGATATCCACAGAGCTTCCGTCCACAGTCTTAAAGACCCGCAGGGCATCTGCGGTTACATCGCCTCCACCAGAACCATCAGCTCCAGGGTCTTGGTCTTGTAGGACAACCACATATCTCTCAGCGGTATCCCGGTTGATCGTGTGACCTATAGCTGCCCCTGCTGCCCCGGTAAGCACCTTAGCAACGTGCTGTGTCTCAGGTCTCTTACTGAGGCCCTCGACAACCGTAGCCATCGAGTTCTCCATCTCCTCGCACTGGCCGGGGAACCGTAGAGCCGCAGCTTGCTGGGAGACTCCCCCGATCAGGTTGGGGACCGGGGAGTTAATCAGGGCCATCTAGAGCGTCTCTAAAGAGGACGAACGGAGAGCCGAGGGTCGGTCGATGATCCGGTAGACATCGGAGTTCTGGAAGATGTTGTGGTCTCCCGTAGCTGACTCCAGAGCCTTGAGGTCCGTGAGGGCCTTGATCTCGTCAGTCATGTTATAGGTGTGATGGTTACCCGAGCCGACCATGCGGTCCTGGAAGATACGAGCTGCACGGATCATCATGTATCTGCGAGCTGCCTCGGGGGTCTCATCGAACTCCATGAAGTAGATCACATCACAGGTGAGAGACTCTGTGAACGCATAGGTGTGGTTCTTCCGGTCGTACAGCTTGCCACCCCGTTGGACTATGTCGTAGTCCAGATTGTATCCGGGGGTGCTGTCGATACGGGCGATGGTGTTAACGAGGACAATCTCGTTGGTTCCGTTAGGAGCCATCGTCACCTTGCGTTCGTGGTTGAAGTCCCAGCCCTGCGAGAGTACGTCTCTGGTGGCTTCATCAAGGATGTTCTGAGCGACTGCGGCATCTGCCGTCTGTTGGCCTGACAGGGTGCTGACGGGGCTTGAGCCCACTGCTGACAGCATGGTGTTCACTGCCTCTAGCTTGGTCGTGTTTGTTATTGCCATTGGTCTCTCAGATGTAAGGAGTGGGGACACCCCCAGCCGAAGCTGAAGATGTCCCCGAGGAATTCAGAGGAGGAAGGACTCCGAATATTAGTCTTGCGTGTACTGCGCGGCGCATTCAGGGCGAAGTTGCCCATGACCGACCATGTACTTCGCAACGAAGAGCGTAGCAAGACGCTCAAGCTGGTACTCGCTCTCGACACTGAGGTCTGCGAGCTTGACTGTACCAACAGCACCTTTCTGGAAGAACAGCGCATGAGTCTTGGCCCAGTTGACACCGTTCACATAGTCAACACCGCCAGAGTCGTGGACATCGTTTCGGATGCCGACATCGTCAGTCGAAGTGCCGCTCAGGTCAGTGCTGCTCAGGTTGTTCGTCGGAACAATCTGGAACCCAGCGACCTTGAAGACGTTGCCATCAGCGATACTACCGTTACTGGCTGCTGTGTAGTCACGGTTGACAAGGTTAGTACCTGCACCGGACGCTTCAATCAGCTTGTAGTATTCCGCAGGACGGACAGCCATGTAGCGGTCTTCTTGGGGGCAGTCGTTCTCATCAAGCCCCTGGGCTGCGTCAAACGCGGCACTGATAAGCAGTGCGCCAGTGACGTTCGCAGTCGTGGTGGAACCGGAAGAGATCGCTGTACCGCTGGGACCGCCCGTGAGGTTCGGACCAGCCGATGCCGTACCAGCAACCGTTGCTAGGATGTTAGTATCCATTTGCTTGGCGAGCGCCCTGCCGATAGCGGAGGCATACTCGCTGCGAATGTCGTAATGATTCATCAGTTCGTCCGCATCCGCGACCATCACGTTAGACGTGAGGAACTGGTCGATGTGGATGATCTTCTCGTTGTGTTTGACAGTCTGGAGGTATCCAGAGTCTTCAACGATGGACTCGCCCGGAACCATGTACTTCGTACCGGCGGTCCCGAGAACGGGGAATTGAGCTGACTTGCCGGACGAGATTGTACGGACCTGATGTTTGTCCATGAAACTGTTAGTTTCTTGGAACGTGGAGAGAACCTCTCCAGAGAAGACCTTTAGGAAAAGGTCATATTCGGCTGAACCATCGGCGGCTGCGCCATTGATTGTACCGAGGCGTGAAAGGGATGCCATGTGGCTACTCCTTATAAAATAGTTAGGATTGCGTTATCAAAAAGTTACAAACGTCACCTTCACGCAAACCCTGGAGCAGCCGGTTATCCACCTTGATGGGCCGGGACAGACAGTAAGAGTCTTTCAGTGTCGTGTTCTAGTCGCCTGAGGTATCAGGCTTGTTTTTTGTGGGTGCTAGGCAGCTCTTGAGAAGCCCGATGAAGCTGCTGATCAGAGTAGAGGTCACAGCAGCCAGCACAGCGATTACGCTTTCATCGAGCCACATACAGGCCCCGTAGAACAGCGCCGTAAGGAAGGTGACCGCAGCCACCGAGACCATAGGCAGCTTCTCAGCCGCGAGTTCCTGCGGTGTCTTGTTCTGCTGGAGTTCTGCCAGTCTCCCCCGTAGTTCAACCTCTCGAAGGAGAACCTCGGCGTTCGTGTCTATCACGTTGGCGCGTTGCCGTGTTGCAGCTTCAGTCATTGGTCTAAACAGATGGGACAGTTGGACCCACCATCGCAGGTTGTGGTCGGGATGGTGGACGGGCTTACGCATGAGGCTAAGGTGAGAGCCATGATTAACTTCATTACCATGACTTAGACCGTTTCCCCTTAATCCAGAAGAACAGTGCCCCTATTAGGAAGACACCCATAAATACTGCCGCCAACCATGTCGGTGGCGGTTGTTTCTCCTCAAGAACCGCAGCTTCCTCGGCCTCTTCCTGGGCGACCATGCGGTCTATCAGGAGGCTCATGTTTCGCTGGGTCTCTCTGTCAGTTCCTTCAGGCTCCCCGAAGGTCGGGAGATTCCATGTGAGGGCTACTGAAGACGAAGTGTAATCACCTTCGTACTCGTAGTTCGGATTATGGTCTAAGTATCCACCAGCGAGATTGCCAGCAGACTGGCCGTGTCCGAGGGTTAGTTCATCAGGCATCAAAGCCCCAGCGAGACCACCCGGAGACGAGCAACTCGCTAGAGTTAATACCGTGAGAACCGCGAGCCTCACACCTTGTCCTGGGGTAAAGCCTCCGCTTCTGCCGGGGCAGCGACAACCTTCGCCTTCTTACGGCGACGAGCTGCCCCACCCAAAGCTGCTGCGGCTAAGGCTGCGGCCCCACCGGCTAACATCGGGTTACCTGTGAACATCCCAACGATTGAGCCAATACCCTCGGAGACTTCGGGGGCAGAGTCGGCAACAAGATCACCGACAGTCGTTGTCTCGATACCTTCCGCAGTGATTACCTCCACCTCTTTATCGAGGATTGAACAGGCAGAAAGCAGGGTGATAACAGAGAACGCGAAGACTAGATTTTTCATGCTGAAGGAGTTGCTGCTACGACTTTGACTTTACCGCGCATGACTATGTAAGCACAGGAGACGGCCCCTAGAGCTAGGGCTGCTGCTGCCTGGACGCGCCAGTCGGTCGAGTTGGTAATGGTGTCTGACATCAGATAAGTAGTGATTGTGGTGAACCACCCTTCTGACGAGGAGAATAGGGAGCCGGTTGAAATCTTGGGCATATCGTTACATCACGTTGCTGCGAGCCAGACGAGCCTGAACTTTGTTCCTGAACGCTGGGTCTGATTTGTACTCAGGCCGCTTCATGTCTTCGGTCAACTGAGCAAGGGATTCGTAAGGAGCCGCTCCGGGTGTACCGGAAGGCTTGGACTGAAGTAACTGGGGGGTTGACCCTGCGGCCTGGGAGTATTGAGCGGCTAACCCCTGGACAGCGAGGTTCGCTTGTTCATAGGAGCCCTTCGTTACGCTTTCGTTGTAAGCCTCTAGGGCTGCGGGAGAGAGGTTCTGAGAGGCCCATGTGACGATATCGGTGTATGACTTCTCACCACCCACGGCTTCATAGATAGCCTTCAGTTGTCCTTCGGACTCCTGCTGCTGCCATTGAGAGGCTTGGGCAGACTTCGCCATGTAGTCATCAATGAGTTCAGCAGGGAACTGCTGCTCCAGGGCTTTCCGACTGGCTTCACTGAGCTGGCCGGTCTCCTGGAACTCCTCGATGTACGGCTGGATACTCTCAAGGCTCTCGGTCTTCGGAGCCTCGGGGGTTTCCTCAGTAGGGGCCGACTGCTTCCTCTCTAGTTCTCGGTAAGCCTCGGCCATCTTGTTGATGTCCCCGTCGAACTTCTCAAGGACATTGTCGATCCCTGAGTCTTCCGGTTGGGGAATCTCTAGGCTACCAGGAGCCTCTGTGGTTTCTTCCTGCGGGTTGGCTTCGGCTCTCGCCTCTTCCATAGCGGTGTCCACTGCTGGCTCACCGGCCATACCTTCCTGAAACTGTACCTTTGCGTATTCAGCCATCTATCCCTCCTCGGGTTGTGGTGCGGCTTCGGCGTTCTTTTGCGCCATGTTTAAGACTGACGGTCCTAACTGTTGGACCATCCCTTGCATTTGAACTTGTTGCTGTTGCTGCTGGATCTGCTCTTCGGTCTTCACCAGTCCACGCATGGGTAGACCCAGCGCAGTCGCTCGACGCTCCAGGTAATCCCGGATGTCGATGTATTGTCCGAGGGTCTCGGGACCGAAGGTCTGCATAGCTCCTGAGATGAAGACATCCAGTCGAGTCAGGTCTTGCCCACGCCCCAAGGCTTCAATGCCTGTGACCACGGTAGGCTTGACGATATCCTTCGGGACTTCAGGCAGTCTCCCTTGGGAGCGCATACGGTCCATCACCAGTTTAACCAGCGGAAGCTGAAGTTCGACTGAGAGCAGCGAGTAGCTACCGGCCAGAGAGTTCTCCAGCTCCATAGCCATGTACCTGATCTCTTCGGCGGTGACTCGTTCGCCTTGTCGCTGGATACTGGTGTTCAGCATGAAGCTGTGACCAAGTCTCTCAGCGATGTTATTGATGGCCTCGTAGGCTATCCTCATGTCGGCAGCCTTAGACCCCATAGAGAGGACTGAGACATCATCTGCCCGTCCCTCTCGGATGGCTCCGTTGGGGCTCTCAGCCAGCACACGGGCTCTTGTGGGGCTCGCTGGGTCAACCAGGAAGAGAACCTTGGAGGCGGCTGCGGCAGCCTCAACCATAGCCTGAGAGAGAGCCTCAAGTGACTTGAGGTCTCCATACAGTTCGACCGCCATCCCATAGCCCCAGTCTTGACCGGTGGCTGAGTTCATCCTCAGGGGGAGGTACGGCAACTTGTCGGCAGGATACGTCCCATAGGTTCCCTCGACTTGCTCACCGGCTACCTCCTGGTAGACCTCGTAGGTGTCAGCATCCATGCGGTGGACGCAGGTATAGATATCGACTCCATCGGGTGAAGCGGTGGTCTCCGAGGGGAGCATCTCACGGACAGCCTCTGGGAGAGCTGCGGGAGAGATGGTCTCCTTGATGACGATCATATCGATCTTCCCCGAGTAGTCACGCTCGATGACATAGCGGTCCATCTTGTAGCAGCGCATGGAGCCCTCGGGCGGGAGATACAGCAGGGCATTGCCGCAGATCACCAGTTGCTTGAGGGCCTCATAGACGGCCACACGCAGGGCGAGAGACTCAATCTCCCCATGTACGGCATTCTCGATATCGGCCAGAGAAGACTCAACCTCTGTCCGAGCATCCTCCATACCTGTGAGCTTCTGAAGGGTGAAGGGGTCCACCTGAAGACGGAAGAATGGCTGGGACGGGGGCAGCAGTGACAGCAGGAGCTTGCTTGCCAAATTAGACACACCACGTGCCCCAATCGACTGATAGGGGGTTGCCAGTTTACTGGACCCGGAGTGTCCATCTTCTGTCAACAGGTGGGGGATGGTGACTCGCGCCACATCCCTTCCCCGCCGTAAGTAGCCATCACGCTTTCGTTCTAGCGAGGTGTAGTGACCAACGGCAGTTTTTTCCATTTACTAACCTAGATTCAGGGGTATACGAAGGCGTCCGAGAGATCCCGTGTAACCGCTGGAGGCCATACGGCTCCGAGCTGCCGGTGTCGCTTTGATCTTCCGCGTCATCCTGGTAGGGGGCGGGGGAGCCGG